TGACGCTGCGATTGCGTTATCAATGGCTGTGGATCGTGCGACTCGACGTGAAGAAGTCGCACCTGTGCCTGGGTTCTTTGTAGTCTAGAGTCATGCCTATTGTCCTGCTAGAACTTTTATCCATCTTGCTGATCGCATCTGGACTATTCTTGTTATCAATTCCATTAGGGCTGATCTTTGTTGGCCTGTCGGTTCTATTGTTTACGGCTGCGTATGAGCGTGGTCGGAAAGGCAAATAATGTTGTCAAGATTGTTGGGTGGTGGCAACGAGGAACGTGCGGTTTCGTTCCAAAATTTGTTTGCTTCAGGTGACACGTTTAGTTTCACTACCGCATCAGGCACAACAGTCACGCAACAAGACTCACTAAAAATTGAGGCGGTCTATGCGTGTGTGCGCATGATTTCGGATTCAATTTCAACTTTACCTGTTGACACATTTTTGCGTCTTGATGGAACACGCAGACCGTTTCGTCCGCGACCAGATTGGTTAGATAATCCTGAATCTGGTGTGACCCGTATCGAGCATTTCCAGCAGGTGCTTGTTTCGTTGATGTTGAACGGTAACTCGTTTACCCGCATCCTGCGCGACGATCAAGGTATTGCTGGTCTTGTTGTTCTGAACCCTGAGCGTGTTGAGTGCAGTCGTGACCATGTGACTCGTCGTCCGATTTATATTTATGAGGCTCGTGATGTAATCACAGCTGACAACATGATTCATATCACCGAACTTCGTTTGCCTGGTGATTTGCGTGGACGTTCCCGCATTGAACTCATCAAAGAAAACTTGGGTCTTGCTAAAGCGTTGGAGGAGTTCGCTGCACGATTCTTTGGTCAAGGTTCATCGGCTTCCGGCATCATCGAGTTCCCTGGCAACTTGACCCGTGAACAGGCTAAAGATTTGGTGTCAGGGTTTGAGGAAGGTCATAAGGGTTTGCGTCGTTCGCATCGTCCTGGTGTGTTGTTTGGTGGAGCGAAGTTCACGAAGACAACTGTGGACAACGATTCTGCACAGTTCTTGGAGTCACGTCGTTTCGCTGTAGAAGAAATTGCCCGTATCTTCCGTGTGCCTCCGAGCATGCTTGGTGTGACTCAGCCTGGTGCGATGTCGTATGCCTCGGTTGAACAGAACGGCATCCAGTATGTGACCCACACGTTGCGTCCGTACATTGAGAAAATTGAGGAAGGCTATTCACGCCTGCTTGCTGGTCGAGCATTCATGAAGTTCAATGTGGACGGATTGTTGCGCGGTGACCAAGCGTCACGTTACACAGCATTCTCAACAGGTCTCCAGTCAGGGTTCTTGTCAATCAATGACATTCATCGTCTTGAAGACATGGCTCCTGTTGACGGTGGCGATTCATATCGTGTGCCTTTAGCGAACGTGGATATCAATGCCGCGAACTTGGCTGAGATGCAGTCCAAGGCTGAGATTGCGCAACGGTTGATTTTGACTGGGTTTGATCCGGCTGAGGTGATGTTGATGGTTGGCTTACCAGCTGTTGCTCATACTGGTTTGCCTTCGAGTCAGTTGCAACAGATTTCTACGGTGGCACCACTTGATCCGAAATCTGCCTATCAGGTTGACTGATGGCTTTTGTTTCTGGTCATGCGACTATTGGTACTGCTGCAACTGTCATTGATGGTGTGATTACTGGTAGTGAAGCAGGCAACCCGTACCGTCTTTTCATTCATAACAACGACAACACCGATTCGGTTTATTTGGGTGGGTCTGCTATTACTACTTCAACTGGTTTGATGCTTGATAAAGGTGTGATGATTCAACTCACGGTTTCACCAACAGATTTGCTTTACGCTGTATCCACTAAAGCAGGTCACATTATTTCTTGGATGACGGAGCCAATCTGATGCCATATTTTATTTCAGACAAGAACCCTGATTGTTCTGGTTGGGCTGTGGAAAAGGAAGATGGCGAAGTGATGGGATGCCATCAATCTAAGCAGGATGCGGTGGATCAGATGGTTGCTATTTCTTTGGCTGAGGATATGGAACCAGGTGGTGAACGTGCATTGCCAGATAACTATCGTCCCGCATTGGCTGAGGATGTTCCTGAAGGCCGTGCTTGTGGGAACTGTTACTTTTACGATGAGTCACGTCAGAACGCTGAGGGTGATAAAGCGTGGTGTGAAAAGTGGGATGACTTTGTTGATGGTGCCTACTATTGCAACGCTTGGCAAGTAGATGAGTCTGATGAGGAACGACAGGTTTCTTTGAACCTGCCTGCATATATTCGTTCTGCTGCGCGTAAAGGTTTGGAATATAACGCTCAAGGTTTGGCGGGTGACGGGCTAGTTGAACGGACTGTGCGTGAGGCTCGTTTGATGGCTGACGGTCAAATATCTGAGGACAAGGTGATTCGCTCGAATGCTTGGGGTGCGAGACATTTAGTTGATTTGGATGCACCAAAAAACTCTGACCCTGACAATGATGAGTTCCCTGGTGCTGGTGCGGTGGCCTTCTATCTCTGGGGTATCAATCCGCTTGACCCTGAACCTGCGATGGACTGGTTTATGTCTAAGGCTGAGGCAATCAAAGCTGAACGAGCTGACGCTCCGGCACCAAAGAAAGATCAGGTTACGGGTTCAGATAAGAATCCTGCTGGTTCGGCTAAAGCTCCTGCTGGTGCAGGAACGATTGAACTAACCGATGCTATTGAAACAGGATTAGCAAACAAGGCTAAAGAACACAACGACAATGTTGGTGATGATGCTGCCAAACGTGCAACGGTTGGAATGTTGCGTACCGTGTTCCGTCGTGGTGCTGGGGCGTATTCAACTTCTCATCGTCCTGGTATTACCCGTGACCAATGGGCATATGCGAGGGTGAATGCGTTTCTGTTTTTGTTACGCAATGGTCGTCCATCTAACCCTGCTTATGTTGGCGATAATGATTTGTTGCCAAAGGATCATCCGAAGTCTTCACGTTCATTAGGTGATTTTGCTGAACGGAACTCTGATTCTGATGATGTGGTCATCGTAGATATTGATGGCACGTTGCTTGTCGGTGGACAAGGTATCCAAAAGAATGTGGATTATGTGAACGCTCTTTATGAGAAGTTCTTTATCTATATCGTGACTGGTCGTGGTGAAGATGAGCAAGATAAGACAGTTGCACAGTTGGCTGAGGCTGGAGTCAAATACGATGACATTGAGTTCAACGAGGATTTAAGTATCCCAACCCCTGAATACAAAGGCAACAAGGCTGCGGACATTCTGTCTGAGCAGACTGTGGTTTTGGCAATAGATAATGATCCTGCTGCACGTCGAGCATATTTTGATTTAGGTATCAAAACCCTTGACCCGAAGCGAATCAAAACTGGCGATATGCCTGTGTTGCGTGAAGCACCAGCGTTCCATCGTCAGCGTGAACAGGACTTTGGTAATGTTTCTCATATGACTGAACAGGTTGAAACACGCAGAGTTACCGTATCCGATTTTGAGTTGCGGGCTAACGAGTCCGGTGACGGTATGTCGTTCACAGGTTATGCAGCTGTATTCAACTCACCATCCGAACCATTACCGTTCATTGAAACTATTGCGCCTGGTGCATTCGCACGTTCATTGAAGGCACGAAACAATATCCGAATGTACATGAACCATGACTCGTCAATGTTGTTGGCAACGACCCGCGCAAAGACTTTGCGCTTGCAGGAAGACTCGAAGGGTTTGTTGGCTTCGGCTGATTTGCCTGAAACTTCGGTTGGCAAAGACCTATCAATTTTGATGAAGCGTGGTGACGTGACCTCGATGTCGTTCGGGTTTACTGTTCCTTCTGGTGGTGACCGTTGGTCTGAAGATGGGATGAGCCGTGAGTTGCGTCAAATCAAACTGTTTGAAGTTTCTGTTGTGACAGGGTTCCCAGCGTATTCAGCAACATCTGCACAGGTTCGTTCATTTGATGCACTTGCTACTCGCACGGGTGTTGATGCTGATCGTCTTGCTGACGCAATCTTGGTATTGGAATCAGGGCAAACTTTGTCAGCAGATCAGGGTGCGTTGTTGCGTGAAACTGTTGCGAAGTTGGAACCAACACCAACTGCACCTCCTGCGACAGTTGGCCTGATGGCTAAGCATCTTGAACTAATCAAGAATTTCTAGTACTCTTTTAGTACTGCGTCCAACGCGAGGAGCCTCCTTGGATGTTGCTGTGTACGGAGCCGTACCAGGTTTAAGTTAAATCCCTGCGTATCCAAACACTCAACATTCATCCCTACGGGGAGAAGGAAACATCATGAAAGAATATATTGACCGTCAGGTTGAGATTCGCAATCGTGCATGGGAAGAAGCCAAGTCAATCTTGGACAAAGCCACCGCAGAAAAGCGTGACCTCTCAGCAGAAGAAAACCAAACCTATGAGCGAATCTCTAAGGAACTGGACGAGCGCGCACAGACCATCGCAAAACTTCGTGAAGACGAAGCTCGCGAACTCCGCCTCGATGCAGCAACCCGCGACATCGCATCACAGGCACGTCCACAAGAATCAACTGCACCAGTTGCAGATGATGCCTCGTTCATCCGTTCACTTGTTATGGGCGAAAAGCGTTCACATAACTTTGAACGTCGTGACATCACCAAGGGTTCAGCAGGCTCGCCTGTACCAACCTCGTTCTACAATCAGGTAATTGCACAGGCTCGTCTTGTTGCACCTGTCCTGCAAGTAGCAACGGTGTTGAACAC